AGTATATCCTGAGTTTTGAGATATGGTTACGTTGCTTGCTCTCCCTGTTAATCCGTCAAAGTAAACTTGAAAAGCACCATTGAAATTTGGCTCTAAGGCAACGCCCGTGAAGTTGTTTGCGTTTCCGCTCGCATCCTTCCACGTGGTTAAAAACCCTGATGTTGTTATTAACCCTTTGTTTTCTAGTATTAATTCTGAATCTGGAATAGAATCCAACGAATAAACCTCTTTCGCTGTTGTCTTTATGGACTGCTGAACTGATGAAGTTAATACCCTTGATCCTGTTTGAATAGAATTTGTCACGCTTTTACTAACTACTGAAATAGATGTACTTCCAGCTATCGCGTCTGTATCAAGCTGAAATTCCTCGCTACTGCCATCTGTTCTAAGTAACGTAATAGTTTCGCCTGAGTAGCCTAAGTCATAGATAAGAGCATCTTGTAAAGGTATGCTTGTGACTGTTCCAGCTATTTCACCGCCAACCAAACCAGATATAGGGCTCGCCACCCCATTAGGAGTATCTCCTATATCCACAATGCCGAAGCTCTCGCCCCTTGATAAACTCAATTGCAAATCTTCAAAATAATCATCATTGTCTACCGTTTGCGCAGTGGATGATCTTTCTAATTCAAAAGCTTCTGTGCTTATATCTGAGGTTCTTGCCGCAATACTGAGCCAATTCCACAGATAATCTTTTGAATCAAATCGAAGCGTTCTCGATGGGTTTATTCTTCCATAGTAATTAATATCAAATAATCTTCTAGGTTTTTCAAATTGCTGCATTTGAACCGAAAGCAATAGCTCTAAAAGTGCTTGTGCTGTACCCACTCCAAATATCGTCCATGCGGTAGCGTCTACCACTCCAGGACCACTATTGAGAAAAACTTTTATTTTATTTGGGATATTTATACTTGAAATCAGATCAGCTATAAAAACTGTTCCAATATCTTTTTCAATAGTTGATTCGGTTAAAACGCTATTGCTAACAGTGTATTCTCGACCTTTTAGATCTATTCCCTGATCGTTTGTCAATGATAAGCTTACTATCATGCCAGGGCTCATAGGCACATTTGACACCGTAACGTAAGGAATAGAACCGCCCATTGTATTCGTAACAGTTGCCGTGTAGCTCACCTCTATTACTCCGTCTTGAGGTATTGTAGATGTTTGGATTACTTTCACATCGCTAGGTTGTGCAGCTACTAGAATACTTGAGTTTCTTGGAACTGAGTAATTGCGAGCAGATACTAACACGCTACTTTGCGAAGTTGTCCAAACACCCTGCTGACTACCTCCACCACTAGCTAAATAATAAGTAGACGAGCCTATGAGCTTAACTGTTACGCTTAACGTAAGGAAAGCCCCTCTATCTAGCACCAAATCTGAATTAGTCAATAGATGATGCCTTGGGGTGAAGACAAATCGAATTCCGCCATATGCATCAGATTCCAATTGTCTCATATTATAATTGGTACTTGCAAGGCGCAATGCCGCGCTATTTGTGGAAATATCCATTCCAGCATCGAACCTGATCTTAAACTTACTAGCAGCACCTAAATAAGTCCAGCTAGAATCTTTTTTAATTCTATTGGTACTTGATGTGCTGCTTAATGGTAGATAAGGAAAAAACCCAGTACCCCTACTTGCCACGCCTGTTGCTGTTGATGGATTGCTTAGACCATCAAAAGAATAATTTCGTTGATATTCATTGTAATAGATTGTAGTGCCTAATTCCAATTGGTCAAGCTGCTCTATAATATACCGCCCATTAGATAGGAATATTCGAGCATTGAAAATAGTTAAGACGTTAACAAGGTAATCATAGAATGATCTGTAAGTTTTAACTCCTTTTTCATCTTCTGTATATTGAACGCCTAAAGCCCCTAGCTTGCAATATTCAAAAGTGTCAAATGTATTCGCAGGCGATCCTGATATGCTTCGTGCTTCTGTCCACTTGGCAGAGGTTTGCAAGACTACATCATTATCAGCCCAAAGATTTGCACCATCGAGCTCTCTAATTATGCTTATAATAGACTCTGTGACGTTGCCGAATTGTGGAATAGCCTTCTTAACCCCTTTTAATCTTGCTAGGCCATCTGTGGCTTGTATTGAAATTACTTGAGGAAATGCAAAAGGTATTCTGATTAAATCTTGAAGTATTGGACCTTGCCAGAACAACTCACCCTCTAGGTTTATGCGCACATAATAAGTTTGCTCCTGCACTTGGGCTATCTGTTCAATAAAAGCCTCTTGGTCTGTTCCGTCAATATGCCATTCAAAATCTACGACACTACCCTTTATTGGCTTATATGTTTCATCGCCTCTCTGCCCATATTCGAGGTTAAAACCATTCGGACCCGTGCTAATTCTTACAAATTCAACAAGGTTTTCAACATCTAAAGGAAGGCATGATATAGCTTCAACACTTCCACCATCAGCAATAACCCTATCAGAGTAAGATGTGTAACTAGCGTCTATGATGCACACCTCCCAATTCTCGTTGGTTAAGCTTGTAAACTTGCTTTTATATTTAACCGACACTTCTACCCAATTGCGTATTCGTTCTTGTTGTGCTTGCTACCAGATCTGTTCCTCTGAGCTGGAACAACCCACCAAATGAACCAGCTGTACCACCCCCACCGCTACCACCGCCTGAGAAGATAGCTCCAAATGCTTTCGTGAATCCACCGCCTATACCAAAGATACCTAGAATACCAGCTAGAACTGCCGCTGTTGCTGCTGCGGCTGCTAATTGTGCAATCATTTTCTTTAATCCATCGGCTAACACATCAAAGAAGTTTTCCCCCTTCATAAGTGATGCCTCGAAAGCATTTTGTAAAACACCTCCAAATACATTACCTACCTCAGCGGCATAAGCGAGTTCTTCTTGCACACGCACAGATTTTTGAATTAACTCCTCCATCTGATCTATGCCCTCTTGTATCGCAGGATCTTCACCCCCCATACCAACAAAACCCGTTGGAAGTCCGCTAGGTTTAAGCCCAAATAAAGCCTCCTCAATGGAAGCAATAGCATCTATTTCAGCTCTTGCCTTTCGCCCTAAAGCATGATATGCCTCTATCTTTTCTCTTATGGCTTCGGTATCATCATCCCCACCTTCTGTAGTCGGCTCAATATCTGCTAACGAGTCTAAATACTTATCCCGTGCCATTTGAGCCTCTCTAATAAGAGGTAATAATTGGGCTGAGTTCCTTTCAATGGCATCCTTTATATCATCTGCACCTCTTAAATTCCCGTTTTCATCTAAGAAAAACAACTCAATAGGATTTGGACCTATTTCTTTTTCACCCGTTAAAAATCCATCCGCTATTAACGATGGTACTTGCTGAGCTAATTGCTTTGATAATGGTCCTCCTGTAAATGCTGTATTGATGGCCTTAATGAAATTTGTCATTCCATTGATAGCCGTCTTGTATGCTGATGAATTACCAAGATTATTTAGTAATTCATCGTAAGCATCACCCAACATTGAAACAGAACCGCCTAAAGTGCCTGCAATTGCTGCTGTTGCACCTTGCACACCATTGAGATCGCCAAGACCAAGCACGTAGGCTTGTATACTCTCAGATGTTTTATCTACTTGAGTTGATACACCTTTGAATGTAAATGTGACCTTATCCCCTTGCTGCTCCGCTCGTATTCCAAACTCTTTGAGTCGTTCAAACTCACCTACTTGAGCATCAATAATACCTTCCGCTAATTGGTCGAAGCTCTTACCCGTGCTTGCCGCCAAGTCTCCGAGCTTTCGCATCTCATCAGTAGTCGGCTTAAATCCTTGATTTGCCAGCTTAACAAATGAGTCCGTTAGCTCTCTTACACTAAAAGGCGTTTCGGCCGCAAAAGCTTTAATATCACTTAATGCTTTATTTGCTGCGCTTTGACTCCCCAAAGTATTAGTAAGTACCGCTTCAAATTTCTCGAACTCTCCGCGAACCTCAATAATTTTCATGGCAAAGGCCGCAATCCTATCAACAGCGAAAGCCCCTGCAATGACGCCGCCTATCTTACCGAAGCTATCCCCTGCGGCCTTCTCTGACTTCTTGCCCGTCCCTTTGATAGAACGCTCCATCTTGTCAAGAGCTTTCTCAAAGCGTGTTAGGTTCGCCCCTATCTCTACATTTAACTCGCCTACTGTGTTAGCCATTGGACATGAATTTCTTTAACTGCTCTTTTACAATTGCATCTATTCCGTTTTCTTTTCCGCCATCCATTGGCAATTCAATAACGTCTTGAGGTGTCATCTTAGATCCTTTGGCGATGTGAATGTTTACGCTGTAACAGATGCCAAGCCTCCACCTATGCCAAATCATTTCCTCCCTCTTTTGATGCCCTATTACCCTGCGCATAAATTCACTATGCGACATCGAGCGAAATTCAGCCTCCCTTAGTTCTAAATCGCCTATTGCTAAATCTAGAAGAGCATCCCAAGTTAGGCTACTTCCTCCCCCGACTCCTCGTCCTTACTCTTGCCAAAGCTTTTGATTGCCAATGTCAGCACCTCAACTATTACGCTCGGATTTCTTTGAACCTCGTCTAATGCGCTGTTAAGATCAAACTCAGGGGCAGTTTTATGCTCGTCACAATAAGCTAAGTGTGAGGCTAGGAAGATAGCTGCAAAGTGCTTCCACTCTGACAGCTTAACGCGAGCGGCTGCAAGCCTTTCATCCTTCTCAGCTTTGTGTACCCGTTGGAAATAAAGCAAAGCATCTTGAAGCACCTTATACGTCTCATCAACGTATTCAAGCGAAAGCAATTCGCCAAGATGCAATGAAGCTCCGTTATTCCAGATAACTTTAGCTTGCGACATCGCGAGTCATTTGCCCCGTAATAGTCAATGTAGCTGAACAGCTTGAAGCCTCGTTCTTTGGTCCATCCCAAGTAACATCAGATACTAAGCAGCTTCCTGTGATAACCTCGCTTCCTGTCTCAGCATTGCCATAAACGAAAGCTGTTGAAGTGCCGTTAATCATAGCATCCCAAATATCACCGAAGTTTGCGGAACTCACATCAGGATCAAAAAGAAAAGTAGCCGTGATTGTGGCGCCCTTCTCACCTGAAAGATAGTCCTTGAATTGATTGCTTTCGTAGTTGGTAACGTCAATCATGTCAGCCGCTGCCGATAGGCTTGAAGTTGTCACACCTTTAAGGAAGTCACCGCCAAAATCTAAGCGTATAAACCTTCCGTCTTTCTTTGCCATTTGTAAAGTCTTTTGTTGTTACAAAATTACGGCAAACGAAAAAGCCCCCTATTTCTAGAGGGCCTTGACCAACATAAACACCGATGCAAATATATTAAATCTCGTCAACCTTAATCGACCAATCCAAAGTAACCGACCATTCATATTTAGAACCTCGCAACTCAGGTAGTACATAGTTGACGTTTTGCAACTGCTGATCAACAACAGAGAAGCCCGTTACAGTTATCTGGCTGAAGGTATTAGGCTGCATGATGTTCGCAACAGTATTCCCAAAAGTATTCAAGTCCTCTGAACTTATAGCCCCTCCATTGCTTGAAATGGCACACTTGACACTTAGACTCACATCGTACAGGAAAGAGTCTTGCGGTCCTATTTCATTCGTGTTTAACCCGTAAACGAATATGTATGCGTTTGCCTCGAAGGTTGGAGTTTGCGAGCTAAACACAGGAACATAGCTACTCAATGCTGTATTATCCGAGAAGCAAGTAGAAAGCTCAACTACACCCCCGTCATCTGCCACTCTTTGAACATAGCTGAGTTGGTAAGGCATCGCTGTATTAGGAGCTAAGACCTTATCTTTTAGCAGCGTGTAGACCGCCTTTATTATTTCACCTTGCGCTATCTTCATGTAACAAATTTACGGCTTGTAAAACCTCCCCTTGCATCTTTGCTAATATCGAAAGGTAATCTTCAGGCTTTTCATTCTTATACTTCTCAAAGCTCCAGATGTTCGTTTCACTTTTTATGTCAACTACAAAAGGCTCTTTTTCCTCGAAGGTTTCAACCTTCACACCTGCTTTTATAAATTCCTGCTCACTCATGTAGTCAAGTCCATTATTTGCTTCGCTAGGCCATAGCTCAGAGACTTTGTCCATAGCTTCGGCACTCCATAACCTTCCTGCACCAAAGCATCTGTTAAGGCCGTTCTCAGGTTGTTTAACTGATACGGCTCTTTGGCTCTTTGGTTCAACAAAGTAAACTGAACGGCACCCAATGTACTCCACCCCTCTTTCAATAGCATCAAAATAGAAATCGTCACAGCTATCAAGGAAAACATCATCACTACCCACCTGGAGGAAGTAGTCACACCTTCCGCGCATGGAGTTAAGTAGGTTGTTTTGCTTTTCGCTTAGTGGCTCGTTTGGCGATAGCACAGCGTGTGAAGGGTAACCATAATGTTCGACAACAGCAAATAAATCTTCAGGATTGGACCACCCCACAAAAAGACATATTTCTATCTCTTTCGCTCTCCACCTTCTGCGCATCTCTTTGAGGCTTGTCAGGGCGGCTTTCATTACTTCATGCCTACCAAAGACAGGCATCCAAACACCGACTATTGTCATTTAGCTTTTCTTAAAATGCGCTTTAGTGCGGCTTTGTATTCGGGAATTACAATATTATAAGCAGGTCTTAAATACGGCTGCGGTCTTTGCCTTTGAGTACCAAACTCAACAGGCTTGGCATACTCTACATTCGTGCCTACTTGGTATGTAATCATTGCCGACCGCCCTGTAAGCGATCTAAATGCGGAAACAGAATTGCCTACCCTTTGCACTGTTATACTCGCTCTTAATCGCCCCGTGTCGACTGGTGTCATTATACGAGCTTCTTTCTGCACTTCAATAGCCGCATGAGCTGTTGCCCTCTGCACATCTTCAACAACTCCACCGCTGTATCTATTCAGCCTTTTAAGTGTCCTTTGTATGTCAGCTTGGTCTATTTTGAACTCTATCCTCACGCCTGCTGTTCTATTGCCTCAAAGGTCACAAACTCACGCTTTTCATCTTCCAAAGCAGGACCATCAATGACCAATGTACGCCCCCTGTAAATAACCTTAAACACACTCGAGGGAAAGTCTGCACCATCGACACTACCCGACCAATCCAATCGAGAACGCATAGTTACTGAATAGCGAATGTCATTCTTTACCCTCGCATCTTCAGCACCCCTATTTGAACTCGACCGCCTAACAAATGCCCAATCGGTGAAGCTCAATTCTTCAGTAGACCTGAATCCCCCTGACTCGTCCGCGCTTGTCACATAGGCATAGCAAGTGACTTGCTCATTAAGCTTGCCGATATTCATTAGAAAAATAGTTTTGTTCTCTCAGCATTCAATAGCTGACTCAAATCTGTTTTGAGGTTGCTCACAATAGTACCAGTGACACTTATCCCTCTATTCTGATATAGCTCTGCCGTGATCTTTAGAATAGCCTCTTTGATGTTATCCGTAACCTCTACCTCTTCCATGCCGCAGATGTACGTAATCTTATATGAATCGTAAGTTGTAGCTGAAGGGATACGCACCCTTCCCCCTTGCAAAGTGTAGTAATCCGTTCCGCTTACTAAAGCTGTTTCGCTCCCTTCAAGATCGTAGCCCTTGACAGATGTCACGCTTGATAATGGTCCGTTAACCGCTTCGTAAATTAGTTCTCCATTGGGTATGTCGCGCACATCGTCAAAGCTCCATACAGTCGTCTCGAAGGTGTTGGTGTTTATGCTTTTGCCTATGTAGTTTTCAATATACCGAACAGAGGCTGCAAGCTGTGTTGTTATAAGCAAATCTTCACCTGAGATGTTCACGGCTTTAGCGTATGTACGGAACTCCGCTGCGCTTATTGGTTTGGCCGCTGTTATAGCTGTGATTCGTGTCTGTACTCTCATATAGCAAAGATACAAGCATAAAAAAGCCCCTTGTTAGGGGCTGTGTGATTATTCGTAGTTTTTGCTTTCAATATCCCTGAGCTGCACCCCGTCTTTATAAATGGCATTGTGTGCTGTTAACTGCATTCTAACCTTAGCCCTGTCTAGTTCGTACTTCAGTAGGTTGTTAGCTTGCTTGACTAGGTTTGATTGCTCTCGCGCTTGCTCCTTGTCGATTTGCCCTTTGTCTAGTTTTTCCATTTGGTCGAATACAAATGCTAGTAGGCTTTTACTGTTTACTGGCTTCATGATATTTGATTTTGGTTTATTTTCCTTCTTATTTCTTTTTGCAAGTGGGCAATAGTCTTTCTGATTTCATCCTCATTATCGGTATAAGCATAGTTACGATCATACAGTATCTCCGCTTGTTCCTTTATCGAGAATGAATAATCACCCGACTGTATTTCTCTATAATCTCTTTTAAGCTGATCATTGGAAATTAACTTCTTCATGAATGGTAGCTTCATGAAAATATGATAATCCTTCCCTGCGTTATCGTAATAGGTGTAACAGATTTCTGCTGCCCACTTCTTTAGTCGCTTACCTCTTAACCTGTACTCCTTAAAGTCATGTTCTCGCATATTTGAGTCTTTCCAAAGTCCCCATGCCTTATCTCCGTAGCGGTTTTTATACATCTTAATTCTCTTGTCAGTGCTGTTGTACAACAAGTTGAATATAAACTCGTGATCCCTCCATAAACCTATAAGGCAATAGGGAACTCTGATAATGTGCATTTCGCCTATTAGTACAACAACAAATTCACGCTCTCTACAAATATGAGAGTCGCAATTCTCGTCATGCTCTAGTAAATGATCTTTCATTGTGTCTTGCTTGGTGCTGTAAAATTACATTAAATTATTTGACCACAAAAAAAGATTGAAAATAAAAAAGCCTCTCCGTTCATTTTTATGGAGAGGCTTCGAGCGAGCTTGCCCACTATGGGCGACTTTTAAAAACTGACCTAAGATTCTTGTTTGTCTTGAACTCGCTTTTCCTTTATCTCTTCCAATATCTCCCTTAGCACCTCTTCAATCTTGTTGATCTTGAAGTACCAAGTAATTAGTTCACGTCCTACTATTGCAAGCACTGCGAATACAATTAAGACTACTACTGCTGACATTTTGCTTTGATTTTGGTTTGTTTGATAGGGCAAATATATAAATAATAATTTAACCACACAACAAAAGGTTGAGAATAAAAAAAGGTGGCCGAAGCCACCCCTAAATTCACTAAATACGCCTCTACTAGGTAGGGGTTATTATATATTTCACATTCGCAAATGTATCAGTAAAGACTGCTTTGTCATGTTTGCGCACGTGGGCTAATCTTTCCTCAACGCGAACAGTTACAAGGTTCTTCTGAGCGTTATCAGAGTCCTGCGGAAAGAACTGAATGCTTGGAGCTTCTCTTTGGAAGATCTGCGAAGCTGCTGTACTATCCCAACAGAAGAAGCTACCTTCCGCAACCGCTGTACTGTGATAGACAGGCATTCCAAATAAGCGAGGAGTGCCGTCAGCCTCAAAGTACACAGGCGAAACATACTGGCCGTTTGTTCCCTTCGCTCCTGCCATTTGGTAGAAGTCAACAGGGTTCAACACTACTCTATCTGCCATGAAGTCCTGAGATGCGAGATAAGCTTTAGCCGCTGTGATGCAATCCCAATTGTTGGGTGCAGCCCAGTTAGCTGTAGTACTCAAATCGCTTGACGTTGCAGCAGCAGCAGCAAGGCCGTAAAGATTCACAGTAGCTCCAGTACCTGTCAAAAGTTGGCTATCCTCTTGATTCATCAAAAGGCGCATCAACTCAGTAGACAAATAAGAAGTCATTCCTGCAATATCACCGAGCATCTGCGTAGAGATACGAGCGAAAGCAGCAATAACCTGAGCATTGAAAGTCTGCTCCGCCAAGTCTTTGTCGATTTGACTCTTTGCGCTTCCTTCTGTCTGGTTTCCTGCTGTGCCTTCACCGCCTGTAACCTTTGGGAAGCGTACAGAATCGCCTGTCATAACCCCTTGAGGGATGAATTGACGAATGCGGTTCTTTCTATCCACTTCAGGA